TACGCTCCAGTTCTTGAAGCGTTCAACCGAACGAGCGAACTTGAAGACCATGTTCAACGACATCTTGATGTATTCAGCAAACTTTGGATTGAGTTCAGCGGAACAGTTACGGCGAGCAAACTTGCGGACGAAGTTGAAGCAAAAATTAATTCTATCCGAGGAGGTTCTATCAATGAGCAATAAACCAATTGAGAAGCGTGTATCCTGCGAGCTACGATTAAGCGCCGACAGCAAAAAGATTGTCGGCTACGCTGCGGTTTACAACCGAGCATCGGAAGACCTGGGCGGATTTATCGAATACGTTAAGCCAGGAGCGTTTGACAGGTCTTTAAAAAGCAATCCTGACGTGCGAGCGCTCATTGACCATAATCCGAGTTTGATTTTGGGAAGAACGCTTTCCGGTTCTCTGATACTAGAAAGTGATACTAACGGGTTGAAAGTCACAATCGACCCTCCGCCAACGCAATACGCCGCGGACCTCCTCGCTGTCATGCAGCGCGGGGACGTTTCTCAAATGTCGTTTGCGTTCACAAGCGCTGTTGATGACTGGAGATTGGTCGACGGACAGCGGACGCGCGACTTGCTAGACCTCGACCTTGTCGATGTCAGCGTTGTCACCTACCCGGCATACCCTGACACCTCGGTTGCGGTTCGGTCTCTCCAGCGCTGGCTGGGACCAAAAGACCTGGAGGAAGCACAGCGCAGAGCGCGAGCGCTGCGGCTGAGAAGATAAAAGCGTGTTACTTTTCTAAGAGTGGGAAATTCTTCCCACTCTTTTTTTGTTTTCATTACGGCTGTTGACAATCCGTGGTTGTCGATTCTGATAGTAGATAGAACGAGTCGCGTAGTCTTTACGCGCGATCCCGTCCATAAGGGATCGTGCGTCTATAGATACGCTAATTCAGCATATCCGCATTGATCCTTAAGCATTCTGCTAAAGGATTAAATCAGATGGAAAACATTGAAGCATTGCGCGAATTGCGCAACAAGTCTCTTGCCGAAGCAAGATCAATCCACGCCAAAGGCGAAGCCGAAAAGCGCGCGCTTACTCCAGAAGAGCAGACCGCTTTTGATAACTTGATGGCTCAAGTTGATGACCATGAAGTTAGAATTTCGGACCTTGAAGCCGCCGCTGGTATTCAAGCGAACGACAACGCCGACGCGGCTGTTGCTCGTTCTTCCAAGCTTGCCAAAGCGGAAGAAGCCAGCAAAAAAGTTGCCGTTCGCAAGAGCGCTCCAATCGAAGCTCCGGCTTATGTCCGCGATTTCAACGACAAGCAAAGCACCGAAGATAAGAAGCTTGCTCTTCGCGGATGGCTTGGCTACCACTCTATTGAGGGTATTACCGACCGTCAGCGCGAAGCCGCACAGCGAAGCGGCTTGGATTTGCACAACAACAAACTTTCTTTCCGCTTGGGTGGCAAAGCTCCTCGCAATGTGCAAGAAGCTCGCGCTCAGTCGCTCACCGGTTCCGCCGGTGGCTATACTGTGCCAGCCGGTTTCCTAAACCAGCTCGAGGAATCTTTGCTCGCGTTCGGTGGCATGAGAGAAGTTGCTACCGTTCTCCGAACGGACAGCGGCAACGACTTGCCAATACCGACCGTCAACGACACCGGCAACGTTGGTGCTATCCTTGCCGAAAACAGTCAGGTTGCAGAACAGGACATGACATTTGCTCAAATCACTTTGAAAGCGTACAAGTACTCTTCAAAGCTGGTGCGCGTGTCTGCTGAACTGCTGCAAGATACAGCGATTGATTTGGAATCTTTCATCGGAAATGCTTTGGGTAACAGGATTGCAAGAATCCTTAATACTCACTTCACGACCGGCGACAATTCCAGCAAGCCGCAGGGCGTTGTGAATGCTGGCACAGGTGTTACTTGTGCTTCCGCATCTGCAATCACTTACGGCGAATTGCTTGATCTTCAACACAGCGTTGACCCGAGCTATCGTGCCAATGCTCGCTTCATGATGCACGACAGCACCTTAAAAGCAATCCGCAAGCTGGTGGATGACCAGAATCGGCCAATCTTCCAAGCAGACATTACCGGAGCTTCTCCTGGTACTCTGCTCGGTATGCCAATAGTCATCAATCAGGATATTGCAACCATTGCAACTGGTGCCAAAGCTATCGTGTGCGGCGATTTCTCCAAGTATATTATCCGCGACGTAACCGACTTCACTCTGTTGCGTCTTGAAGAGAGATACGCTGACTATCACCAAGTCGGCTTCGTCGGGTTCTCCCGTCACGATGGCCGCATCTTGGACGCTGGCACCGATCCTCTTAAGGTTTTGGTGATGGGCTAATGAGAGTTAAATTCCTTACTTCGGTTGCTGGTTTAAACTTTTGTTACGACTGTAACCTAGTTTACGACTTGCCAGCAATCGAAGCTGAGGGAGCGATTCAACGCGGTTGGGCGGTCTCTGCGGAGACTGCTCAACCAGTTGCTCCCGAGAAAAAACAAATTGAAAAAGCAATTTCCAAACGTGCGAAGGAGCGCCGCTGATGCTGAAAGTTACGGTTGCTCCGACAGCGGAACCAATCACGCTTCAAGAGTGCAAGCTTCATTGCCGCATCGACTCGCTCGAGGAAGATGATTTGGTCAACAGCTTAATCAGCGCCGCGCGCCAGTTGATCGAAACGCAAGCCGGGATCCGACTGGTAACGCAAACGATTCAAGACGACCGCGACGAGTTCCCAGAAGATGGAGTTATTTACCTTGAAGGGCCAGTTCAGTCAGTAACTGAAATTGAATATCTGGACGAAGATGGCAATTGGGAAACGCTTGACCTTAATTTGGTAGACATTGACACAACCAGCAATCCGGCGCGTATTACGCCAACGGTCGATGAATCTTGGCCAGCAATTTACGGTGGACTTGGTTGCGTCTCCATCACTTACGTTGCTGGCTTTGGCGCTCCAAGCGCGGTCCCAGCGATTTTAAAACAAGCTATCAAGCTTCTTGTTGCTCATTGGCATTCAGTACGCGAAACGGTAAACATTGGCAACATTGTTAACGAAGTCCCTTACACGGTTGACGCAATCGTTGGAATGTTCAAGCGCGGAGTTATCCGTTGATCAAAGCAAGCGACTTAACCCAACGCGTATCACTCCAGCGCAACGCCGGAACAGCGGTTGACGCGTACGGGCAGCCAAGCAATACCTGGGGAACTTACGCAACCGTTTGGGCTTCGGTGCGTCCGCTGTCTGGGCGTGAACAGGAAATCGGAGCGGCGCGCGGAGCGTTGATCTCGCATCGTGTTCGATTGCGCTATCGCTCCGGCGTTGAACACGGAGACCGCATTTACCTCGGCGGAAGAATCTTGGAAATCATCAGCGTTCGCAACATCGACGAAGCGAAGATCGAACTAGAAATCGACGCAGTCGAGAGGAGCGCGTAAATGCCGAGCGTTGATATCAAGGTAGATTTATCAAGCTTGAAGAATCTTATTGAAGAAATCAAAAAGATTGAAAACAAGGTACGCAACAAAGCGGTAAGAACAGCGCTTAACAAGGGCGCTAAGATTTTTGTCAAAGCCGCCAGGAATAAAGCCAAGGAACCTCCAAGGATTCAACCTCGCGGTAAGAACGGAAAAATCATCCGCAAAAAGATGATTAAACTTAGCAAGACTTTAAGCAAAAGCATTGATGTACGCGTGAAACAATTTAGAACAACTGGCAACGCTTATGCAATCATCGGGCCAAAGAGACGCGCTGGAAGAACTGTAAAAGGTGAAATAAAAGTTCCTTCAAAATATGCTCACCTAGTTGAGTTTGGAACCGCGCCGCATCCTATTGGTAAAGGTTCAATAACCAGCGAAGCTTTAATAAAAAACGGCAGAGGATTTAAAAGCGTTGGCGGTATTCATCCTGGAGCGCGCCCAAAGCCGTTTATGAGACCAGCTTATGACACGTCGCGCTCGGCAATGTTAAATCAAATTGAAACAGTTTTAAAAGACGCAATTGAGGGCCAATCATGAGCGCCGCCAAAGCTTTAAGAGCGCGTTTGATTGGTGACGCAACCTTAACCGGTCTTATCGGAACGCGTATTTATCCTGGCAAAGCGCCGCAAGATCCAACGCTTCCTTACGTTGTCTATCACCGGATTAGCACAACAAGAACACCAACACTCAACGGACCAACGCTTGTTCCGGAGACACGCATTCAACTGGACATCATAGCAACTTCCCAAGCAAGCGCGGAACTGGTGGCAACAGCAATCCGCAACAGAATTGACGGATACACCGGAACCTCTGCAAGCGTTTCGGTTCTCTCCTCGGTGGTCGAGGACGAGCAAGACATGAGCGAGGCTATCGACGGATCAGACTCAATTTATTACCGCGTGGTGATGGATGTTCTGATCCAACACCGAGAATAGGAGAGAAAATCATGGCAGCAGTTGCAACCTACGGTTCAACAATTTCCATTGGTGGAACTAATTTAACCGGCGTTACCGACATTACTCCTCCGAGTTATTCTAGGGGAACGATTGACGTAACTCATCTTGGTTCCAGTAATCACGCCAAGGAATATATCCCTGGCTTGCTGGATGGTTCCGAAATGTCGGTAACCGTTATCTGCGGCGCTGGAACTGGTATTGGAACCGTTGCCGGTTATGTGGACGACTACGGCGCTAACGAAGCCAAATCGGTTTCTATTACTCTGCCGGACTCTGGCGGATCATGCTCGTTCAACGGCATCGTAACCAAAGTTCAAATGGATGCTGTCAGCGTTGGCGATAACACCGTTAAAGCAACGATCAGCATTAAGCCGACTGGTCAAGTAACTTATTCTTTGACTTAATTTGAAAGAGGTTTTGTGTGATTGATAAAGCAAAGCTTTTGGCTTCGTCTTCCGCTTTCAAACTCGGGGAGCTTGATCTCCCCGAGCTTGGAGGCAAGGTCTTTTTGCGTGTTCTTTCTTCTCGCGAGCGTGATGCTCTTGAAGCGGAATTTACCGACGCAAAAAACAGCTTAACGAAGCTTGATAACATTCGCGCCAAGCTGGTTGTCCGCGCGCTTGCCGACGACCAAGGGAAGCGCTTGTTTTCCGACGCTGAAGTTGACCAGGTTGGCGATATGCCAGCGCCGCTAGTAAGCAAGATATTTGACGCAGCGGCTCGGCATAACGGTATGACCGCCGACAGCGTGGAGACCGCAAGAAAAAACTGATAGACCGACCGACAAAGCGTTTTCTTTTTCGGTTGGCCGGTCACTTAAAAAAGACAGTCGGCGAACTGCTTGACACGATGGACTCACTCGAGCTTTCCGAATGGATGGCGTTC